CGAGTACGGATGCTGGGCATACGCACAACATTCAAGTTAGCAATTTGTCAGGCGCATCTGTAGATGATCGTTTGGCAGGTTCTGGCGCTGATTATGGGATTGCCAACGTAAACGACTCTGGAACGAACGTAAAAAGTTCTACAGCCAGCATTACGACGACAATCTCGACAGAGGGTTCGTCTGGCACCAATGCGAACCTCCCGCCCTATCTGGGTGTTTACTTCATCATCAAGACATGAACGACATCGAGGCTAAACTCATGACGCACGAAGAAGTCTGCGCTGTTCGCTACGATGGCATCAACGCTCGTCTGAAGCGTCTTGAGCAGATTCTTATTGGCAGTGCTGCGTTCATCATTGCGCTTTTGTTGGGGTTGGTTCTGAAAACATGATCGAAGTCGCTGTTGTACTCGCTACCGCCCAAGCCGCTGTCGCTGGCATCAAGCAAGCGATCCAGATTGGCAAGGAAGCGCACGAGTGCTTGGGCGACTTCATGAAGCTGTTCGACGCGCAGGATCAACTTCAGAAAGCGTCATTGGACGAGAAAGCCAAGCAGAAGCCGGAGCAGTCGGCGATGAGCGAGGCGCTAGAGACTGTTATTGCCGCTAAGAAGGTACGCGAGATGACACAGGAACTTAAACAGTTCCTGATATGGTCTGGTCAAGCTGCGGTCTGGGACGAGATTCAGCGTGAGCACAATGCGGTAGTACAGAGACGCAAGGCAGAAGAGTTGGCAGCACAGCGAGAAAAAGAGCGACGGGCAAAGCAGAAGAAGGAGCGAGCGCTGATTGCTGTTGTCATCGGTATCGGTGGCATCATCCTGTTCCACCTTGTCAGCTACATCATCGACGCATGGCCGGGGCAATAAAGTTTCTGGTGGTCAGCATCTTGTTTATCGAGGTGCTGATGCTATTTCTCGCAAGGATTTCGACATGAAGATGAGTACAGAGGAGGTCGAAGTTAGGGTTTGGGCAGTCATTGCCCTATCGCTAACCGGCATCCTAGTTTCCTCCGTCATCGGCATCATTCTTGGTGTGCTGTTTGTCGAGCACGACATGGAACGCATCAGCCCGATTGACACGCAATTCATGGCGATCCTTAAAGACATCATGCTTTTGTGCATCGGCGCTGTCGGCGGGATCGTCGGGCGCAAAGGTGCGTATGCAGCAGCCAATATGATTTCAAAGGACAAAGATGATCCCGCTAGGCCCGCTACTTGAGGTTGGCTCCAAAATACTTGACCGGGTGCTGCCAGATCAAGCGGTAGCAGACAAGGCGAAGGCAGAGCTAGCAAAACTCCACCAGGATGGTGAGCTTGCAAAGCTAGCCAACGAAACCAAGCTATTTGAGATCGAGCAGAACAACCTGACTGACAGGTTGAAAGCCGACATGGCCAGCGATAGCTGGCTGTCCAAGAACATCAGGCCGATGACGCTGATCGCAATCCTATGCGGCTACTTTACGTTTGCGATGATGAGCGCGTTCGATAAGAACACCAATCAGGCTTACGTTGAGCTTCTAGGCCAATGGGGGATGCTCATCATGAGCTTTTACTTTGGCGGCAGAACGCTGGAGAAAATCATCGACATGAAGGCTAAGAAATGAACTCGAACTGGGACAACGCACTGAAAGCCGTTCTCCATCATGAAGGGTCTTTCGTTCACCACCCGTCCGACCCAGGCGGCATGACCAACCTTGGCTGCACTAAAGCAGTCTGGGAGGAGTGGTGCGGTCATCCAGTCACCGAGCAGGATATGCGCGACTTACAGCCGAGCGACGTTGCTCCGCTCTACAAGTCGAAATATTGGGATCGGGTGAAGGGTGACGACCTACCCTCTGGCGTTGACTACATCGTGTTTGACGCTGCTATCAACAGTGGTGCTGGCCGAGCGGCAAAGTGGTTGCAGGAGTGTGTAGGCACTCAGCCAGACGGTGCTATTGGTCCAATGTCGCTGCAAGCTGCTAGGTCAATGGTTGCTGCTGATCTCATCAACTTGTATTGCAACAAGCGACTCGCGTTCTTGAAAGAACTCAAGACCTGGGATGTGTTTGGTAAAGGCTGGGAGCGGCGTGTTGAAGATGTCCGCTCCGCAGCACTCAAGATGATATGAGCTTGTTGATGTACCACTGAGCTTTCTGAAGGTCTTGCACTCCTCCCTTTTGCTTCCACCTCCAGAGGTACTTGATAGCGTTGCCTGTACAGAAAGCCTCCAGTCCCGACAGGTTCTTGCAGGCAACCGCTATCGCATCAATGCACTCGATGTCACCCTGGTTGTAGTGAGCGGGGTGGTCTACCTCAGAATGGTGCATCGTTGTCCCGCTGTTTAGGTTCAGCTAGCGTTGCCCAGCCATCCCAGTTGACAGGTACGGACTCCATCTTAAGAGCTAGTCCGTTCTTGGTTTGCATGACAACGCCGATCTTCTGCCAGCGTTTTTTTTCCTCACCGGACTTGTTGGTGTACGTTCCGGTTGTGGCGATCACTTCGTATGCGATGGGCATAGTTGCTCCATTAGGTTATTAACTTCAGACAGAAATTCCTTGACCTTCGTTTCAAACTTCTCCAGTTCCTCCGCGCTGGGTTCAAACCGAACAACAAACAACTGTAGGTGCTCTGGGAACCTGTTGTCGAATGACACGAAGTCCACCCATTTCCTGCCGGTGCATGACAACTGAGCCATCATCTGCGGGATGTACTTCGCTGGTGGTTTCTTAGCCTGGATGTACTCCAGATGAGTTGTTGACCGGGGACATTTGATCTCCACCAGTCCATCACTCCCAACCAGACCGTCAGGGCTAGCACCGAACCATAGGATAGTCGGATGCTTGATGAAGCCCACCTCGTCCACCAGTTCGTGGTTCGCCTGATACGCTGCTCGTGCGACAGGCTCCACCTCTATACCGCGCTGCATATCGGCATTCGTGTAGAAGTCCTGCGACATCCCTGTAAGCCTCTCTGTCACAAGCTGGGTGATGTATCCCTTCCTGGCTTGCGTGTCTTTCCCTGCAAGCATATCGGAGGCCCGAGAGCCTGTTGCATGGCCCAACCTAGCCTCAATCCACTCTACGCTTCGCTGATCCATTTGTGCACCCGTTGGTTGCGTCCAGAGGAAGATTTCCGCTTGCCGATTGGGATGATGTAACCCTTTCGCACGAGAGGCGCTATGCGTGGCGTAACGGTGTTGAGAGGCAGTCTTGTGAGAAACGCCACTTCCTCCGCTATCAACCCTCCAGGTGACTTCCAGAAGGCTTCCAGCACGATGCGCTCGATGCGTGTTGCGTTAATGCTGGATGCTGCCTCGTGCGAGGTATCGGGATCATCGTTTCGTGCTAACCCGTATGTCATTTGCTCACCTTCCAATCTTGGCAGGGGATGGGGAACTGAGGCTTGTGGTAGAACCGGCGCAGGATGAGTGTTTCGCTAGTCCAGAAGGCTCCAGGGTTCTCCATCTTGCATTCAGCGATGGCGAGGTCTAGCGAGAAGTTGTCTCCGTTGAAGTCAACATCACCTTGCTTATAGCCTCGCTTGATACGGGAGGCGTTCTTTAGTTTCTGTTTCTGTGCTTCAGTTAGCATTGTCGATCTCCAGTAGTTGCTGTTTGCGGGTGTTCTTGGCTTGCTCGATCAGTGCAAGGGACTCTTTGTCTGACTGATACGCTTTGTATGCGGCTGCGTATTTGTTTTTGAGATCATCCAGCGACGAAGCGTTGATCAGGTTTTCGATGGTCGGATGCGGATCGCGTTTCTTACTTGCAGCGTTACCGTCATCGTCTTCTGGTGCTATCCCGGTCGCTGCCATAAGGCTATATCTGCGAGCGTAGGTAAGCGCCGAACCGTATCCCTGCGGATCGTGTTTGCTGGCAGGAACATGCAGCTTGCCACCTGAGAACGTCTCTCCGCTTTCGTGGACGAACACCGTCTCGACGATCACTCCATCCGCGCATTCGTGCGTCTGCTGGATAAGAGCGATACCGTTAGCGTTGAGAGCATCTACTACAGCTTCAACACAGGCTGCAAGGTCGGCATATCGGGACTTGAAGTGCGGATTACTGCTTGACTTTAGCGCTGGGCCGAACTGTTTCTGAGACTTGACTAGGGCTTGGGCTATCTGTTTCATGGTTGTTATCTTTGAATCGTTTCCATTTCTGTTGGTAGTGCTGTTGCTCGCTAGGCGGGATGTAGCCGAACTTTCTCCAGGTTGCTTCTACGTTGGTGGCTGCTGCTGATACCCATTTGAATTCGAGGTCTAGAAGATGCGCCAAAACAAGGCTCCTATGGTTGACTCCGATCCTACAAGCAAATCGACTGCTGTTGTGCCCAGCATGACACCGAGTATTCCGAAAACTGCGTAGGCTAAAACCATTCTCATTTCCAACCTCTTTCTTTGTTGATCTGGTGCAGCGATGCTTCCCAGAAGCTGTAATGCGTAGCAAAGTGTTGAGTCATAAACGAGTGTGCAATCTTCTTAGCGTCTTGACCGTCTAACACTGCGATGGTTACTTGCTTCGACAGTTCGCACCAATCGTCGCTACATCCCGCAACCTCATCCCAGACTCGCCAGATGATTTTCGAGTTTTCTGTTTCGATCCACAACTCGATGTCATGAAGCCTGCGAAGTTCTTCTTGCTCCCAACGGTAGTGCTGATCCCAAGCACGCTGTTCAGGTTCTTCTAGCCAAGTGTCGTAGTCCATGTTTGCCTCGGTTGTTGTGTTGCAGTGGTTGACATCATATGTCATCTCTTTGGCATTGTGTGGATAAATATTTTTATCGTTCTTGCGACACCTATAGGCAACGGCTAACGCCTATGTATTGCGTATGTCGCTACAATGTCATACTATCGCAACTTTACGGGGGTGACATGACGCAGGAACAGGCAATCGCGCTGGCAGCAGCAATCATCGGCGGCAAGGGAAAGCTGTGCAGCTTGTTGGGACTCAAGCGGCAGGCTATCCACAATTGGAGGCGAGCCGGTCGAGTCCCTCTCAATCGTGCGGTGGAGATCGAGCGACTGACAGGGGGTCGAGTGACGTTGGCAATGTTGAGACCGGACTATGACCTTAACAGCCCGAAGTAAAGCGCTGCTTGTAGAGCGAGGCTATCAGGTGGCTCTAGTCGAGCACTACAACAGCTTCACCAAGCGCAAGCATGACTTGTGGGGCTGTATCGATCTGCTGGCAATCGGTCACGGAGAGACAGTAGCAATCCAGGTGACAAGCAAGTCAAACCTGTCTGCTCGCAAACACAAGATCGAAGAAGCCGAGGCTTACCCAGAGATGCTGCGTTCAGGGTGGCGGGTGGTGCTACATGGGTGGTTCAAGGAAGGCAACAGGTGGCAACTGAAAGAGGTTGAACTGTGATTTACACGCTAGCCAACGAGACTGCCCGTAAACGCGCATTGCAAGCCGTATCAGCCGCTAAACCGGGTTGGGTGGTATCCATCCAGCCACCCAACCGAACGAGCGCCCAAAACTCGTTCTACTGGGCCACCCTAACAGCGATCAGCGAGCAGATCAGGCCGCAGGGTAAGGAGCACTCTCCCGACATCTGGCATAGCTACTTCAAGGCTCGCTATCTACCTGGGAGGGTTGTCGAGCTTCCGAACGGTCAGATTGTCGAGCAGGAGCCGACTACAACAGGGCTGACGAAGGGTCAGTTTTCAGACTACGTTGAGAAGGTTTTCGCATGGGCGACGAATCACGGGTTGACGATGACGGACGAGATGTCTGTTTTGCGTGTGGACGCAGACACGACAACGCACGACTCATCAGCCTCCCTACTGGCACCGTAGGTCTGCAGTCGAGAGAGTACGCGCTCTATTGCGAGGCTCAGACGGTTTTACGCTGGCCGATCAAGAAACGCAGGGAGCATCTGGAGCAGGTAGAGAAGGCCAGAGGGATGCCAGCAAGGAGGGAACTAGAGGATGAACTCAGAAAGTGTCACGCGAGTGCGAAGGGTAAATCCGGGGCAGCGGTTCATTCTATTACGGACGGGTGAGGTGTATACCTACCTGCGCCTGGAGATCAGAACCCCGTCCGGTATGCGTCACGTTGTGGAGCGCGACGGTCGAGAGACTAGCTTGCATCACTCTTGTCATGTTGAGGTGATTGATGTTCCGCAGTAAGTCATGGTTAAAAGCCGTTGCCTCTCTATCCTGCCAGCGATGTGGTCTGGACGGTCAGACACAAGCTGCTCATGCCAACTGGGGTGCATACGGTAAGGGCATGGGGATGAAGTCGCACGACTGCTTTACCGCGGCACTTTGTCAGCACTGCCACTTTGCCATCGACCAGGGGGCGAAGATGTCGGGAGAGGAAAGGCGGGAAGCCTGGGAGGATGCGTTTCGCAAGACGTTGGTTGCGCTATGCGAGGCTGGAAGAATCAGTGTCAAGTAGTGCGGGGAAAAGGTTCTATAGCAGGTGTTTTTCACTACAAGGAGGTCGAGATGAAAAAAGTAGCAGTAGGTCTGTTGTTCTCACTTGTTGCGAGTGTTGCTTACGCTGCTTGCAGCACGCACACATACACAATCAACGGCAGGATGGTGACTTGCACTACCTGTTGTTTTGGGGGGAATTGCAATACCAATTGTTTCTAGCAGGGTTGCCTGTAAGGTTGGTGTAAGGCTTTACAGGCAAACTTTGTTTTCGTATGATCGTTCTGCGCCGTGGAAAGCGCATAGCAGGTCAGCGGACAGTCTTTATCGGGCTGGTCTATCTGACCGTTTCTAACCCGTCCTGGGTGCGACCTGCCGGAATTTCCACCGGATAGGCCAGCACCGATGGAGATTGTTCGTGCATTACTACCATCACCACATCGGTGATTTCGTCAAGGCGACCGCTAGGCTGACAGATGCTCAGTCGATGGCCTACCTGCGTCTGATCTGGATGTACTACGACCGCGAGCGGCCACTTCCAGATGACATAGAAGCCCTTGCCTTTCAGCTTGGGACTGACGAAAAAACCGTCCAATTAATCCTTGTCTCGTTCTTCAGGCTAGAAGATGGTTGCTGGCATCACACTCGCTGTGACGCTGAAATCAAGGAGTACAAGGAACTTATCCACAAGCGAAGCAAGGCTGGTAAAGCATCTGCTGAACACAGGATCAACACAAGTTCAACACCTGTTGAGCAAGTGTCCAACACACAGCCAACAGATGTTCAACTAACCAATAACCAAGAACCAATAACCAGTAACCATATAAAAGAAAAGAAACCGCGCTCGACGCGCTTTGATCTTCAGGAGGTGCCGGATGAGTGGATTGACTTCTGCAAGCAGGAGCGTCCAGACATCGACCCGCGCAAGACGTTCGATGCGTTCCGCGACTATTGGATCGCGCAGCCTGGGAGCAAAGGGTTGAAGGCCGATTGGCTTGCAACGTGGCGCAACTGGGTGCGCAACACTAGGGTTTCCCCCAATACACAGCAAGCTAAAAATGACCGAAAGTCTGAACTGATCTTTGGTTCGTGGGAAAGGAAAGATGACTTCATCGACATGGGAGATGCCAATGCCATCCCGCTACCCTTACGCTGAACGCATGATGCAGCACTTCTCGGTGATGTACGGCAACCAGAAGGTGAAGGCGATGTACATGGAGGACGACAACGGCATCATGGCTGCGAACGAAGCCTGGGAGACGTTCCTCCGCAAGACCAAGCCTGAAGTCATCCGCAAGGTCATCGAAAACCTGCCCAGCCTTGGGCGAGACTGGCCTCCCAGCTTGTCGGAGTTCATGGGTATGTGTCGCGACTTTGATCGTGTTGAGCAGCGCCAAACCGTGTCGTTGCCAGCCCCGAAGCACGTTTCCGATGAAGGCAAGGCGATTCTTAAACAGATGAAAGAGATGCTAGAGAGCAAAAAAGTGAGGTTGTGATGTCTGCTTGCACGAGTTGTGGGGGATGGAACTCGAAAGTAAAAGAAAGTCGGAAAGACACTAGGTTCGATTACAAGTGGCGTCTGCGGGATTGTTCAGATTGTGGGCACCGCTGGAGCACATACGAGGTTCCTGTTGATTTGCTAGAAGTCGCGGGTGGCAACGAAAACGGGAAGCTGGAGCGATGAAACCGGACGCAGGGTTTGTTGCAGAACAGGCAAATAGGATGAAAGAAATCATTCAGAACAGAGCAGCACTAAATAGAGACGATCTGGAATACGTTGTCGAGCGTGTTGCAAAGATGAAGGATGAGCGACTTCAACAATGTGTTGCCGAGCTAATCGGTTGGGGAGACGACGAGCGTGCAGAGTTGGAGACATTCATAGCCATTGCGATTGAGGTGATGAAGCGCACCAACGTCTCGAAGCTACGCGAATGTGCTCGGATCGTTGAGTTGCGATTCCTAGCGGGAGAGTTGAAGTGATTACGAATGTTGAGGCTGTTACTGATCCTGGGTTGATTTACAGGCCGATGGCGACTTGTCCTACCGGACCAAAGGTGTTGCTGCTGAATAGGGCTGGGATTGCTCAGACAGGCTGGTGGGATGGTAAAGGCGATTGGTATGTGGGCTGGTATCCGCTGCCGAAGATACCGACTGAGATCAGGACGTTGATTGAACCGACCTACAAGGTGGAGAGTTGAAGTGAGTCCGTCTGAGATTGTTGATGAGCTAGAGGATGACTTGCGGGTGATTGCGATCAACTTCAGTCATCAAGCGGGTTTGTCTGACTGTAGGAAGAAAGTCTTGTTGCGGCACGTTAACAAGTATGTGCAACACCTGAATATCGTTTTTGCACAGGACGAATGCAAGTGTCGCAACTGGCGGATACGAGACAAGTGGCGTGGATCACCTAGCCATGCAAAACGGATTGAGATTTTACGAATCAATCTGGGAGCGAAATAACATGAACCGAGACAACATCATTGCAATGGCGCGAGAGGCTGGGTTTGTAGATGGGGTTGTAGAGATTATTGGATTTGATGGCTTTGCTAACTTTGCCGCCCTTGTCGCAGCAGCCGAACGAGAGGCGTGCGCTCAAATTGCGTTCAACGCCAAGACATACATCGAAGCTGCCGCCGCCATCCGAGCACGAGGTGAGAAATGAGCAAACACACATCCGGACCGTGGAAGGCAATCTACGTTGGGTGCGGTGACTGGGATCTGCAAGGCCCGGTTACACAGGAGGACTGGACTCTCGCCGCAGCCGCGCCGGATTTGTTGGAGGCGCTAATGATGGCTGTGAGCGCCCTTGGGCGATCAGATTACATTCAGATGGATGGCGACAGTTTTGATGTTATCGAAGTTTCCAGCGCTGCCATCGCTAAAGCACGAGGTGAGAAATGAACAACGGAGGCCCAGCGTTTCCTAGGATCTCACAGGATCTGCAATACAAGCAGATCACATCCACAAGCGGCATGACCCTGCGAGACTACTTCGCAGCGAAGGCGATGCAGGGTCTGATGGATGCACCAATGTCTAATGCAGAGATCGCAGATGAAGCGTATCAAATGGCAGACCTCATGATAAAAGCAAGGGAGAAGAATGCGTAAAGACACTTGCTCTAAATGCGGTGGGCTAGAAGGCTACACCGAAACAATCGAAGACAATCACGTTGCGGAGGTACATTTTTGTCATGACTGCGGAAAAGCATGGTTTAGGCACTACAGAGGACCGGCTGGTGAACTGGGCAGGCTGGATCAACAAACTGGAGCCGGTGGACAAGACGGATGCGAAACTGATCGACCAGACGATTAAGACTCTCCCAGAGGATGTCAGGCAGATAGTCAAAGCTATCTATGTTCAATGGCCGAAGCAGTCGATCTATTTCGTATCTGCCGAGCTTGCCATGCCTCCGACCTGGATCAACCGAGCAATCACAAGGGCCAAAGATGCGATCAGCCGATCCTGAAACACGCCTGTTATCCGCTGTTGTAAGCCTAGCTATCCGTGACACAATGCACGCTCCAATCGGTAAGAAAAACTTACAGCTTCAACGGGAAACAGCATCAGCGTTCGACTTCCTGTTCACAGACACATCAGACGGTTACTTTGACTTGCTGAACATCGATCCTGGTCACTACCGTAGAAAACTGCTTGAGGTGATGAATGACACCAGTAATACCGATGTCCCGTTCAAAGCAATCGACCGCAGAACATTCCGAATCAATCAAAAACTCTGGAAGCAACAATATGACCGACTGGGTGGAAGGGTATCTAGAGATGCAGAAGATGATGAAGCAGATGCACGAGGCGATGCTGAAGAAGCGAACGACAGAAGCGCTTGAACTGTGCATCCAAATCGCTGCAACCGCTCGCCTAACCGCATACAAGATCAAACTCGATGATTCCGAAAATCCTGCACTTCATCTGGGTCGGTGACGAAACCAAAGCACCACTGCAAACCATCCAGCGGTGGAAGAACCTCAACCCTGACTTTGAAGTTAACCTGTGGGACAACTCTGACCTATCGAAAGGTTGGAGGCTTGCAAGCCATATGAAGCACTTTTGGAAAACAGAGCTTTGTGGCGTAGCAGACTGTATGCGCTGGGAGATACTCTACGAACACGGCGGAATCGCGCTAGACGCCGATTCTGAGCCTTCTAGGGCCATTCCTGACTGGATGCTAGAGCCGGATGTGTGGTGCTCGTGGGAGTCGGAGCTTCTTAGACCTGGGTTGCTGTCTAACTCTGCAGTGGGTGCTATTCCTGGCCATCCGTTCATCGGTCAGATAGTGGATGACCTGATGCACGACGAGCCGGGTGAACTGATGGCATGGCAGTTCTGTGGTCCGACACGGTTAACGAGTACCTGGGTGAATAACCAATACCGTGACCTTACAATCTGGCCGAGTCACTTTTTCCTGCCGGATCATTTTGCTGGACTCCCGTACTCCGGTGAGATGGTGTTTGCTCGGCAGGAGTGGAAGTCAACGCGAGGTAAATGGTGATTCTGTTTATCGTCACTTCTGCAATCAACGGCGATGCTCAAAGGTTGTATGAGACGCAACAAACGATTGAGAGCATTCACCGAGCGTGTCCGATTGCGTCAATTTGGGTGCTGGAATCGAGTTTCGAGCATCAGAACGTGATATTTCCTCGTGCGACGGTAAAACACTACGGCTCAAAGTTCATTCAAGACGTAAGAAAAACAGACCGAGACGTTGCCTATATCAAAAACGCTATTGAGTTGCACACAACGATAAATATTCTGCATGACATCCCGAATCGCTACAGTCACGTTTTCAAGATTTCCGGTCGCTACACGCTAACTGAACACTTCAACATCCAGGCTCACGTTGCAAACAAGGCGACGTTTGCCCAGGCAAGGCAGACCGGTTATCCCATGGAATACGTTGGGACGGACGGTATGCTGATGACCCGGTTGTATTCGTTCGATTACAACGTAATCCCGCAGATGTTGGAGACGTTGGAGCAGATAGAGGCGTTCTTCCACGAGCAGTGGGACAGTGGAAAAGTGTTCGACATGGAGCACGGTTTCTACAAGTTCCTGCCTCGTGACATTCTCAACGAAGTCGGTAAAATAGGTGTTAGGGGCCGGATTGGGCATCTAACTTCTATTGTCGAGGACTGATATGCCGATCACTAGCAAAGCGCAGCAACGTCTCATGTACGCAGCCGCTGGTA